TAGAGTAATGATTTTTTCTAAACCAAACCAAATTTTGTATATTTTACACAAAAATTAGTTATTTAATATTTGATTGATATCCAAATTCTCACTCATAAACCGTCTTAAATAAGAATCCAAATAAACTTCTTTTTGATTGTTATGCTTTTTTTTAAATACATAACAATTATCCGCTTTTTTAATAGACCATCCATTTTCTAAAGCATTGTATAATAATGTCATTTTCTGAAGCTTTATCAAATCAATATTAGTTATTTCTTTTTCATTAAATACGATTTTGTTTGGATTATCCATTATATATTGAAAATGATTTTTATAAATAATGAATTTACGAATTATTGCTTTGTAAAATAATGATTTTGCTAAACAATTTACCAAAACTATCAATTAAATAGAAGAGTTGTATGTATATTATTAATGCCGAATTTTAAGCCTAAAAATCAAAAAAAGTTGGCTGTTAATAAACATAGTATAACTACACTAGACAACAAACATGATGAAAAAATGAAGGAATTTAAAGAAATTTCAGATAAAGGTTTGCCTAATTTAAAAGTTAAAATCAAACAACTAAAGCACCGTATCCAAAAAAGCAAAAATATGAAGATAGAACAGCGATTGGATTTGGAAGACCAAATAAAAGATTGTAAGTTAAAGATAAAACAGTTGAAAAATAAAAAGAAAAAGTATTTACTAAACAATTCTGATTTAATATTTGATTACTTTGAAAAAAAGAAGAATTTAAGTGATGGTAAAACAAACAAAAAGAAGATTTTACATTCTTTTTTTAGTAAAACAGATGAAAAGATAGATGTTAAAAACAATAACGATACAATCGTTCAACGATATTTCAATAATATTGATAACAAAATAATAGATATGAAAAACTATGAAATCAATTATGAAATATGTCCTAAATGTTCCGGTGAATTGGTTCAAGTTGAATCAGAAGGTATATTGATATGTAAAAAATGTAGTTATCAAAGTAAGTTTCTAATAGAACATGAAAAACCATCTTATAAGGAACCACCTAAAGAAGTTTGTTTTTATGCTTATAAACGTATCAATCATTTCAGAGAAATACTGGCTCAATTTCAAGCAAAGGAAACTACACAAATCCCCGATGAAGTTATTGATAATATTAAAAAACAAATAAAAAAGGAAAGATTAACGCTTGAAAACATGGACAACAAGCGGGCAAAGGACATCTTAAAAAAGTTGGGTTACAACAAGTATTATGAACATATTCCATTTATTAAAGATAAATTGGGAATAAAACCTCCTGTTATGCAACCAGAATTAGAAGACAAGTTGTGTAATTTGTTTATGGAAATTCAAAAACCATATAGCAAACATTGTCCGGATAGTAGGGTGAATTTCTTAAATTATTATTATGTCTTGTATAAAATGTGTGAGTTGTTAGATGAGCATAGTTTTCTGCCTTATTTTCCGATGTTAAAAGACCCGGTAAAAAGAATAGAACAAGATGAAATATGGAAAAAGATTTGTTTGGAGCTAAATTGGGAATTTATTCCTACTCTTTAATTTAATCTACTCTTTAATTTAACCTACTCTTTAATTTAATCTACTGTTTAATTTAATTAAATTATTACTATTATTGTTATAAGTAATAATTTAATGTATAATAATCTTTATTATTGGATTATGAACTTTATTATTGGATTATGATTTGATATTTACATACCCATTCGTGGGAATCCAACAAGGTTGGCACCGATACCGAATCCAGCACCGGAACGGGCAGATACTCCCATAGATGGAACATATGTGTCCAAAACAGAGAAGGTAGCAGCAGCGGTCAATGAAATCAACAAAACTTCGTCCAAGTTCAATGATCTCTTTGGGATGGCGTAGGCAGCAATAGCAACCATTAAACCTTCAACTAAATATTTCACAACACGACGGAGTAGTTCTCCTAAATCAAAAATTTCTCCTAATTTGTCAAACATATTATATAATAAATAAATAAAAAAAAACTTAAACAATAAAGATATTATATATGTATAATGGCAGAAATGGCTTACCAAAATAAAATGAACGCCGATGGCACCGAAAACCCTAAGTATGTTGACTTGTTAGAAGAAGACAAGGCGATATCAGGACAGAAATTTGTGTGTGTGTCGTTTGTTAGTCCTGAAAATATCTTGAAACGTCGTGAATTGTTTATGTTTGAAGAATTTCTTAAAAACTATGATTTTTCCAAATCCATGGAGAAGTTTTCACAATTCCTTAACTTTTTGTCTTACAAATACAATCTTAATTTTGAAACATTGATGGGTGATATGCAGGAGTTTGTGAAAAGTGAAAAAGATGACCTTAAAACAAGTGATATCTATGATTCATACAAAACGTTTTTGGACAACCATGAAAACGATTTGGACGATGAATTTAACAAGCAAAACAATTTTCAAACAAGTGTTCGTGGATTAAAGGTCCGTGGTTCTTATTCTACTCAAGAAGAGGCTGAATTGAGATGTAAATTGTTGCGTGAAGTAGACCCAAATCACAATGTCTATGTTGGTCCAGTAGGAGTATGGATGCCATGGGAACCAGAAGCATACAAAACCGGACGTGTAGAATATTTGGAAGATGAACTTAATCAATTGATGCATGAGAAAAATACCAACGAAGCAAAGGCAAAACAAGAGTTTGAAAAGCGTATTCAAGAAACAAAGAGAAAGGCAATTGAAGAAAATGTTAAATTGGCCAGAGAAAGTGGAAACAAACTAACACAGCGATTGGATAAGGAAGGTAATTTGGTAGGTGTAAATAATACAATGGAAGAAGATTTGAAACAGTTGGAAGATACTAGTTCAGAAGGTATCAAAAAGGCTTTGTTTGAAGGAGACAATATTGTTCGCAAAAAACAAGACTAAGCGATTCACAATAACATACATAACAAACAACAATAATAAATAAACTAATAAAATTATAGAAAATTTTATATTTTCTATAATTTTATGAATGAATTACCAGCGATTCTTTTTAACATTGATGCGGGGTCCTTTGTTTTTTCTGGCGGCATTAGGGTCATATGCATCTTCTTCGTCATCTGAACCCAATCCCTTTGACATTTCCCAAAACTCTTTTGCTCCTAAACGAAACTCGCCATGAGCACTTGCCTTATACCAAAATATCTGGTCTTCTAAACGGTTTGATTTGGCATTATTTGATATAACCAAACATTCATAGTTTTCAGTACATTGGTCCATGACTTGACAAAAACTTTCAAACGTAGTAAACATACCAGCAAAGTTTTCATAAATACGTTTACGATTAGTAAGATAAGGTTCTCTTAATATAAATGTGTAGTCAATATTGGTTCGTAAATTAGGAGGAACCCCCAATGGATACTGCATAGTAATAACGAGCATAATCTTCCAATGACGTCCATTCATAAAAAGCAATCGCATCAACTTATCACGAGACCATGTATTATCGTACAAACAATCATCTAGAATTACAAACGCTCTTGGGTCTATACTAGATTTACCATAAGCATTTTTCTCTTTCTTGATTTGCTTAATTACAATTTTTTGTCGCTTTAAAATGTTTTCAATAATTGCCGTATTGTATTCATCATGAATGAAAAGTTTAGGAACCAATTTACCATAAAACCCATTACCAGCTTCTGTTCCTGATATAACTGTTCCAATTGGGATATCTTGATGATGAAACAACATATCGCGAACTAAGAAACTTTTACCTGTATCACGACGTCCAATCATAACAATTACTGGACCATTGGAATCGTCCAAATTAAATTTTATGTTTTTCATGTTAAACTTCTTTAGTTCTAAATTCATATATACACATAAAGTATTAAAAATAAAATTTTGTAACGAATGGTTAGTGTTTATGTAAGTAACACCTATTTATTGGTTTATATTAGATTATATTGGTTTATATTAGATTATATTGGTTTATATTATATCTATTACTAAAGTATTGGTTTAAATGTAAAATATATATTATCATTAAATCGTAATGTTCTCTCTTTACTACAGAAAAAACAACAATAGCCGATTGTTTAGTCAGTTAGAAAATACGGGCTTTTCCAATGTTCAAAACTATGTCCCGATATATTCTGAATTTTTTGAATTAAATCAAAGTAACCATAGTTTAATTAATTTAAATAGCACATACTCCATTCAATCCATAGAAGATAGTCATAACAACAATCATTTTTTGATAAATGTAGTCAATGAAAAAGGGGAAACAAGTGAAAAAGGGTCATTTTTTAAATTTTCTCCATTGTTAAACCCTTTAAAATATCTTACTGGTAGATACAAAACTCTTGATGTCAGTAGCAACATTATCCCAATATTTAAGCCTACTATATCAAAAAAAGACTTACATTTAAAAAAACTACATGATACAAACAATACATCTTATGTAGACGGATTTTTCTCTTATTTAAGTAGCAAGTTATTGAATAATCATAATTTTGTTTTTGGAAATGACTACTATGGAACCTTTATTGGAGTTCAAAAACACTTCAATATAAATGTGTATGATGATTTGGATTATTTACATCAATCAGAATATTTTCACAAACATAAGGGAGAGATATTCACACTTGAAGATTTCGATGTGTCATTGTTGGACGATGATA